CAGCAATTCACGGTTACTGAAGACCTGACCGCATCTTCCAGCGGCACTCTGAAGTTCTATCCCGCCCTGTACACCTCGGCTCACGCCTTGGCTACTGTGAGTGCATTCCCGGCCAATGATGCAGACATCACCATGCTGGGTTCTGCCAACTCGCAGTACGCTCAGAACTTGGTCTACCATAAGGACGCAATCACGTTCGCCACAGCTGACCTGTTGCTTCCCCAAGGCGTTGATATGGCTTCTCGTGCTGTGCATAACGGCATCAGCCTGCGCGTTGTTCGTCAGTACGACATTAACAACGACCGTATGCCTTGCCGGATTGACGTGCTGTACGGTTACAGCGTGATCCGTCCGCAAATGGCTTGCCGTATCTGGGGCTAATTGATACTGGGGGCTTCGGCCCCCGTTCTGAATAATTGAAAGGAATTCATCATGGCACTTCCTAAAGTTGGTGACGGCTATCAAGCTGGCGATGGCAACGTTAATGAGACCCTGAATGTTGGAGCAGCCAATCAAGCTGTTGCTCTTGGCTCTGGCACTGGCGGCGTTACCGTTGGCAACGCAGCTACTTCCAAAGTTGGCTTCTACGGCAAGACCCCCGTGGTTCAACGTGCTTACAGCTCTGCTGTTCACGCCACCTCGGCCCTGGCTACCTCGGCTTCTTTCGGTGCAACCCAACTGGCTGCTCTTCAAGAAATTCAAAACACGCTGATCGGTCTGGGTGTTTGGGCTACGGCCTAATGACGCATGAAAGTTATCTTCTGCATCCCAACGACGAAAAAGCCCTATCAGGCCACGCTTGATAGCCTTGCTGCTTCCATTCCGCTGATCAAAGAAGCTGGATGGGAAGAGGGCATGGTTTCGGAGATTGGTTGTCCGTACATCTCACATGCACGTTCAACTATGCTTCGGAAGGCTTTGGATGCCAAAGCAGATGTCATTGTTTTCATTGACCATGATATTTCATGGAAGCCGCAAGACCTTCTGACACTGATTGAGACCAAAGGCGATGTTGTCTGCGGTACTTATCGGTTTAAGAAGGACGAAGAGGAATACATGGGAGCGGTGCTGTCCAACACGGACGGCACTCCTTTGGTCAGAGAAGATGGCAACCTGCTGGCGCATTCAGCACCTGCTGGGTTCTTGAAGGTAACAAAGGAGGCGGTCAATAAGTTCATGACCGCTTACCCGGACTTGATCTACGGGGAAAAGTACAGTCCCTATGTAGACTTGTTCAATCATGGCGCTCATAAGGGGGTCTGGTACGGTGAAGACTATGCTTTCTGTCGTAACTGGCGGGAATGCGGTGGCGAAATCGTACTGATCCCTGACCTGGATATTTCACATCACACTACCGAGAAAGAATACGTTGGGAATTTTCATAATTTCCTGCGCAGACAGCCTGGTGGTGATCTTTACGAGGGATAAGAAATGCCTAATACCAAAGCGATTGGCGTTGCTTACGAGGATCAACAGTTGGACGGTGCCGTTATTGGCAAGTCTGGCGGTACTGTTGGCTTCTATGGCAAGACGCCTGTTACTCAGCGTGCATCTAGCGTGCAAGCTACGTCGAACCTTGCCACTTCGGCATCGTTTGGCGCAACCCAACTGGCTGCTGTTCAGGAAATCATGAACACGCTGTCAGCACTGGGCCTGTGGAAGGGTGCGGCTTGATCCGCGTGCTTCACGCAGGATGTGGACGGGAACCACTCCCAGAGTGGTTTCCATCCTGTCAAGAAGTCCGCCTGGATGCAAATCCAGGGTGCGAACCGGATATTGTTGCCAGCGTTACAGACCTTGGTGACATCGGCGAGTTCGACATGGTGTACTGCAGCCATGTTCTTGAGCACGTCTATCCGCATGAAGTTCAGAAAGTCATTTCTGAATTTCATCGAGTTCTAAAGTCTGGCGGCAAAGCAATCATCATCGTGCCGGATCTTGAGGGCGCGGAGGCTACCGAGGAAGTCTTGTACGTATCTCCCGCAGGCCCCATCACTGGACTGGATCTGATGTATGGAATGCGGGCTATGATTGAAGACAATCCTTACATGGCGCATCATTGCGGGTTTGTGTCTAAGACACTGGCAGACAGCCTGAACATCTTCGGCGAAGTTCACACGAAACGCATGATGTTCAATAACTTGATGGGAGTAGGAATCAAGTGAACATCTATCTAAAACATCCCCGGCATGGGACAAAAATTGCCACAATGGAGCTAGAGGCTGAATACGACGAGCAGAACGGATGGGTGCGATATAATCCAAACACGCAACCCGAAGTTGATGCGGCTCCGGTGAACATTCTGGAGATCAAGCGCCGTGGCAGACCTCCCAGGAAGGAACACGAAGCATGGCAACCGCCGGTGAACTCATCAACTCAGCACTCAGGCTGATCGGAATGCTGGCAGAGGGCGAGACGCCTTCTGCTGAGACCTCTCAAGACGCTCTTTCTGCCTTGAATCAAATGATTGATTCTTGGAGCACTGAGCGTCTTTCTGTTTACAACACGCAAGACCAAGTCTTTACTTGGCCCGCCGACACCATTACCCGCACGTTGGGCCCGACTGGTGACTTTGTTGGAAACAGACCTGTACTGATTGAAGACTCAACTTATTTCCGTGATCCGTCTACGAATGTCTCGTTCGGGATCAAGTTGATCAACCAACAGCAGTACAACGGGATTGCGGTTAAAACCGTTACGTCTACTTATCCGCAGGTCATGTGGGTCAACATGACTTTCCCTAACATCACAATGACCATCTATCCACGGCCTACTCGGGCTTTGGAATGGCATTTTGTGTCTGTTCAGGAATTGACGCAGCCCGCCAACCTTGCGACCAATATTTACTTGCCACCTGGCTACCTTCGCGCCTTGAAATACAACTTGGCAAGCGAAATGGCAGCAGAGTTCGGCGTTGAACCATCTCCAACGGTGCAGCGGATTGCAATGGCGGCCAAGCGTAACATCAAACGCATCAACAACCCTGATGATGTGATGTCTATGCCTTATTCGCTCGTGGCGACTCGTCAGAGGTTCAACGTCTACGCCGGGAATTATTAAGTAATGAAAAGTCCAATCCTCGGATCTGCTTACGTAGCCCGCAGCGTCAACGCTGCGGATGCGCGCATGGTCAATTTGTTTCCCGAGATTGTTCCCGAGGCTGGTAAAGAGCCAGCTTTTCTAAATCGAGCCCCAGGCTTGAAGTTACTTGCAACCGTTGGAAACGGCCCTATTCGTGGGTTGTGGGCATTTGCGTCAGACGACAACACGGCATTTGTTGTCTCAGGAACGCAGTTGTACAAGATTGATTCGACATACACAGCCACTTTGATCGGAAGCGTGTCGGGCACTGGCCCCGTCAGCTTGGCCGACAACGGAACTCAGTTGTTTATTGCTTGTAATGGCCCAAGCTACATTTACAACAACACAACCAATGCATTTGGTCAGATCACTGACCCAGACTTTCCTGGCGCGGTAACTGTTTGTTATCTTGACGGTTACTTTGTTTTCAACGAGCCAAACAGTCAGAAGATGTGGATCACATCACTGTTTGATGGCACTTCTATCGATCCGTTAGAGTTTGCAAGTGCAGAAGGCTCTCCCGATGGCTTGACTGCAGTCGCATCTAATTTCCGAGAAGTCTGGGCGTTTGGAACGAACTCAATTGAAGTCTGGTACAACTCAGGCGCTACAGATTTTCCGTTGCAACGTATTCAGGGTGCGTTTAACGAACTTGGGCTAGCTGCTCCATATTCTGTAGCCAAGATGGATAATGCCCTATTTTGGCTGGGGCAAGACCGTCGGGGCCAAGGGATTGTTTACCGAGCTAATGGCTATCTTGGCCAACGAATTTCAACGCATGCCGTTGAGTGGCAGATCCAGCAATACGAGGATATGACCGATGCTATTGCCTACACTTATCAACAGGATGGGCACAGCTTTTATGTATTGGTCTTCCCGACGGCCAATGCAACTTGGGTGTATGACGTATCAACACAAGCTTGGCACGAGCGGGCTGGATTTGTAAATGGTGAATTTATTCGACATCGCGGTAATTGTCAGATGTCGTTCCAAGGCAAACCTGTCATTGGTGACTTCGAAAACGGCAACATTTACGCTTTTGACCTAAACAACTTTAGCGACAATGGAAGCACGCAAAAGTGGCTGCGTTCATGGAGAGCTTTGCCAACGGGGCAAAACAACCTAAAGCGTACTTCTCAGCATAGCTTACAACTTGACATTGAACCCGGGGTTGGCCTGAATCTGGGGCAGGGTAGCGATCCAGAGGTTATGCTGCGATGGTCAGATGACGGTGGACATACGTGGTCCAATGAACATTGGGCCAAGATTGGCAAGATTGGTCAGTTCTACCGCCGAGTGCTCTGGCGTCGTCTTGGCATGACTCTAAAGTTGCGGGACCGTGTGTATGAGTTGTCTGGGACAGACCCAGTAAAGATCAGCATCATGGGCGCTGAGCTTATTTTGTCTCCGACAAATGCCTAGTCCAAACGCAACGCCAACACCAATCACGCCGCCCAGGGTGCCGCTGATTGATCCGCGCACGAACTTAATTGATCGTGCGTGGTATATGTTTTTCTTGTCGTTGCAGAATGCAGCAGATGCCGCCTATGACAATGAAGATCTGAAATCAAGTGCGGAATCTTTGATTGCTTCGTATGACGCAGCGTTGCAAGCATTGACGCAAAACGTCGATACGCAGCCAGCTTCAGAAGTAATCGCTTCCGAATTGGCGGAAGTACAAAAGCAAATTCAAGCTTTGCAACTTCAACCCCAATTCGATGTTGCAACGATCACAGCAGCTATTGCCGCTTCATATACGGCACCCGTCACAAAGACGGCTGATTTTACGTTAGCCTCAAATGAGACTTGGGTAATCAATAACAAGTCAGGTTCATCCTGCACCGTGACGCTACCGACGCCGAGCACCAACACGGGCCGAGTGGTGCATTTTCAGAACTACCAATCTCAGACGCTGATATCGGCGTCAAGCAACGTAGTTCCGCTGGCCGGTGGGTCTGCCACCACTGCCATTCTTGAGGCTGTCGCCGGGGCAAACGCTACCTTGGTCTCCGATGGCGCAAACTGGATAATGACGCAGTACGACTCCAACAACGCACTGCAATTAGAATAAGGATCTTCTCATGACCGTCACCGTCAAAGTCCTAATTCCTGCCAAGACGGCAGAGAACACTCAAACAACTCAGTACACTGCGACTGGTGTTACGACGATTATTGATAAGTTCACTGCAACAAATTACAGCGCAACCGCTGCGACAATTTCGGTGAACTTGGTTACTGGTGGAGACACCTCGGGCAATCAGAACTTGATTACCAAGACCAAGACGTTGCAACCGGCTGAGGTGTATACGTTCCCGGAGATCGTTGGGCAAGTTCTATCTCCAACTGCATTTATCTCCACTATTGCCGGGACTGCATCTGCAATCAATATCCGAGCCAGTGGGCGCGAGGTGACTTGATGCTTGTTCGCAAGGCCACCCAAGAGGATCTCAAAGAGTACATCACACTAGCTCAAGCGTTTCACGCAGCTTCACCCATGCATGGATCTATTGAGTTCGACGTTGATGGATACTCAAAGTTTTATTTGTCGTCATTGGACAATGAAGGCGTTGGGATCTGGTTGGCTGAGATGAACGATGAAATCATTGGAATCTGTGGTGCGGTTGCGTACCCTTTGTACTTCAATCCGTCTGCTATCGTGGTGCAAGAGCTTTGGTGGTGGCTCACTCCGGCGTCACGGGGGAGTGGTGCAGGCGGCAAGATGTTTAATCAGATACAAGAGTGGGCAAAAGAAAAGAACGCAACTGCGTTATTCATGATTGCTCTAGAAGACCATCGGGCCAAAAAGATGGAAAATCTCTACATTCGCGCAGGGTTCAAACCCATGGAGCGCACCTTTATTAGAAAGGTTTGATCATGGCAATAGGAACCGGAACCGCAATTCTTGGCGCGACGCTTGGATCTGCGGCCATTGGATCTGCAGCGTCTAAAAAAGCATCAGGCGCACAAGTAGAGGCAGCAGATCGCGCCGCGCAGCTTCAAAGGGAAATGTTTGAGAGGCAAATTCAGCTTCAGGAACCCTTTCGACAAGCTGGATTGACCGCGCAACAGCGATACATGAACATGTTGGGCCTGACACAAGCCCCTCAGGCACGTTCGGAAGCTGAGATTCGTAATGCTTTGGCGGCACAGTACACGCGGCCTGTAAGCGGCGCTGGTGGTCGTTATGAGCAATATGAGGTGGGAGGTGGTGAGAGTGGGGGCGCGATGGAATCCCGTTGGGTTCCAGACGAGGCAGTGCCAACCATTGACGAAGCGGCGCTCAACGCCGCCGTTCAAGCTGAGATGGAGCGTCAAGGGCGTGCAGCTCAAGAATACGAAGCTCTTAAAGCATCACCCGAGTTCGGAAAGTACGCTCGGGACTTTGGTATGCAAGACTTCCAACAAGATCCGGGTTATGCGTTTCGCATGAGCGAAGGCCTGAAAGCTCTTGACCGTCAGGCGGCAGCTCGAGGCGGTTTGATCTCTGGTGGAGCATTGAAAGCAGCTCAACGCTACGGCCAAGAAGCCGCCAGCCAAGAGTACACCAACGCATTCAACCGTTATCAAGTGAACCGGGCCAATCAGCTTCAGCCGCTGCAGTCACTCATGGGGGCTAGTCAGACTGCCGCCAATGTGATGGGTCAATCCGCAGGTCAATATGGCCAGACTGCTGGCGAGGCCTATATGGGGGCCGGGAATGCTCGAGCATCTGGTTACATGGGTGGTGCAAATGCTTTGGCCGGTGCTATTGGACAAGGCATCGGAGCTTGGCAAAATCAACAGTTTTTGAACAAATTCCCTAACAGAATGCAGCACATGGGGCCGGTTTACGCGCCGGACGCCCGTGACATTGGGCCAGGCGGCTCACTCCTGTAAGGTTACAAGGGTAAATTATGCCTATTGATCCACGTATCGCGCTCGGTTATCAAGCGCCGCAATTTGAGTCACCTCTGAACACCTACGCCAAGTTTGCGCAGATCCAGGGGATGCAACAAGAGCA